AAATTGGGCAAACACAGCTTCTGCTACTTTTGATATCACCGGTGTCCAGCTTGAACTTGGCGAACAGGCCACGCCTTTTGAGCATGAGGACATAGGAATTACGTTAGCAAAATGTCAAAGGTATTATCAACGGATTGATGCTAGAACCTCATATGATGGACTGATTGATGGGATGCACTTGGCAACCTCACAATTTTATGGGATGCACACTTTTCCTGTCCAGATGAGGTCAAATCCAACCATGACTGGAAGCGGTACTTTTAGCGTTATGAGCAATGGTAATGACAGAACGCCTGACAGCCTTATAGTGCAAAGAGCCAATGTTCATGTGGTGCAAACGTATAGTGCGTTATCTGGTGGGAATTTAGGCACTGCTGGACACGGTGGGCAAATAAGAGCGCATAACGATGCCGATACATTTTTAGATTTTACAGCGGAATTATAAAATGGATATAAAATCAGCAAAATATCATGCAGACTCTATAACAGGTGAAAACTTGTCAATTACTGTTGTCTTAAACAATGCGCCTGAAAAGAGTTTACCTTTATCAGTACCACTTGACCCAGACAACACACACTACGCAGAAATCCTACGCCAAGTAGCGGCTGGCGAATTAACGATAGCAGATGCGGATTGATGAATGCCTCTAAGCAAACTACAGTTCAAACCTGGAATCAACAGAGAGGGTACAAATTACTCTAATGAAGGCGGTTGGTTTGATGGTGATAAAATTAGATTTCGTAATGGTCTGCCAGAGCGCATAGGCGGTTGGACTCGTGTATCTAACACACAAATAACAGGCACACCTCGTAAGATATTTGATTTTGTTACGTTGTCTTCACAAAACTTGTTGTTTATTGGCACTGAGCAAAAAGTATTTTTAGAAAACGCAGGTACGTTCAACGACATTACACCCATTAGATCTACTGTTAGTCTTGGTACGAATCCTGTAAATACAACGGGCGGTGCAGGTAGCGGTGTTGTAACGATTACCACACAGGCGGCACATGGTGCCATAGCTGGAGACTTTGTTACATTAGCCAGTCTCACAACCACTGATGGCATAACAGCCGCACAGTTAAATATAGAACATAAGATAACTTCTGTCCCCAGCACTACAACTTTTACAATTACCACTGCTGGTTCGGCTACTTCAGGCAGCACCGCAGGTGGTGGATCTTCCGGCACTGCCGCCTTTCAATTGAATATTGGACTCAACACCACGGTTCTTGGTTCAGGTTGGGGTGCTGGAACATGGGGTCGTTTTACTTGGGGATCTGCTGCTGGATCCTTGTCTGGTCAAACCTTGCGATTGTGGTCGGCAGATAACTTTGGTGAAGATCTGATCTTTAACATTGCGGATAGCACCATTTACTATTGGGACGCAACCAATGGAACAAGCACTAGGGCAGTTGAATTATCTAGTTTAACAGGTGCGAGTGATGTACCTACCAAAGCTCGTAAAATACTTGTTTCAGACGTTGATCGACATTGCATAGCATTTGGAACAAACCCAATAGGGAGCGGCACTCTTGACCCTCTGTTAATTCGTTTTTCAAGTCAAGAAGAGCCTCAAAATTGGACTCCATCTGCCACTAACACTGCTGGTGATTTACGTTTGTCAAAGGGCAGCGAGATTATCACGGCTGTGCAAACCAGCCGTCAGATATTGGTCTGGACAGATCAATCTATGTACTCAATGCAGTTCCTTGGCCCACCGTTTACTTTTGGTGTGTCAATGCTTGGTGATAATATACGAATAGCTGGTCCAAACACCGCATTAGCTGTTAATGATGTGGTATTCTGGATGGGACAGGAAAACTTCTATCTGTATGATGGACGTATTCAAGCCATACCATGCAGTGTTCGTGACTATGTGTTTGGAGACATGAACAATCAACAGTCTTTCAAGTTTCATGCTGGCTCAATTGGTAGTCAGACTGAAATTTGGTGGTTTTATGTGTCCTCTGGCGCAACAGAGGTAGATCGTTATGTAGTCTATAACTACGGACAAAAGGTCTGGTATTACGGTACACTTGTTCGTACTGCATGGAATGACAGAGCCTCTGGCCTTCGCAGCTTTCCGCAAGCCACAGGCGCAGATTTTTATCTATATGATCATGAAAATGGTTTAGATGATTTTAGCACAGGCAGCGCTGTTGCAATCAATGCGTTTGTTGAGTCCTCTGATTTTGACATAGGCGATGGGCAACAATTTATGTTAGTGAATAGAATATTGCCAGATTTAAGCTTTAGTGGCTCTTCTGCTGGTAGTCCTGCCGCTTTATTTACTGTTAAAAGTCGTGATTTTGGTGGTGATGCTTTTACCGAATCTCCGTCTGGTAGTGCCGTTAGAACAGCCACAAGTCCTGTTGAACAATACACTGACAAGATTGATCTTCGCGCTCGTGGCAGACAAATGGCTATTCGTGTAGAGAATACAGCGGTTGGCGTTAACTGGAGACTTGGCGCTCCCAGACTTGATGCGAGGGCAGATGGTAGGCGATGACAAAAAAAATTGTAAGACCTATATTGCCAATAGCGCCATCAGAATATGACGCAGTTTTTGTAAATCAACTTGCAAGAACATTAGAACAGTTAATAGACGAGGTAAGATCAGCAGATGTAAACTTTCAAGGCATATCCAGTTCAGGTGCTGCAAACGTATTAGAGGCTGGTGATTTTTATGTCGGAGAAGCTGGTTTTTTACGAATAGTAGAGAAGAATGAAATATATTCAGGAAGCGTTGAAGGAACCACATCTTTGGGAACTGTCACCGTAACGGTGTCATAATTGACGATACTTGTAGAGAAAGCGTAATGATGTTAAAGTCTAAACACGAACAATTGTTCTTAATTAAAGGATCCAGTTATGGGATTTCTTGATGATCTTGTAAAAGTTGCTCTTCCTGCTGTTGCTGGTACTTTTCTTGGCCCCATTGCTGGCAAAGCTTTGGGTGCTAGTGGTATAATGGGAAGCCCATTTATACAAAGCGCTTTAACATCTGGTGCTATAGGTTTGTTAACAGGACAAAAACCTAAAGATGCCCTTAAATCAGCGTTACTTGGTGGACTAGGACAATCAGTTTTTGGCGGCATGGGGCAAGCTGGAGCAACGGCAGGAGCAGGGGCAGGTCAATCATCAATTGACCCTCTTCAATATGCAAGAAACATGGCCTCTGATCCTATTGCTCTAAGAACGGGGCAAACATCTATTCCACAAAGTGTTGTTAGTAATGCCATACAAAGTGTTTCAAAGCCTACAGCCGCTAAAACAATGTCTGGTGAATTATTGCAAGGTCTTGGATTTGCAGGTGAACCGGGCAAAGAAAATATGTTATTTAAGTTGTTAAACACTAGAATGGGTGAGGGTCTTGCTGCTGGCTTAGTTGCACAATTGTTGGCTGGTGGTGATGAAGATGAAGACAATAGAGGAGCGTTTGAACGTCGTCCCTATGCCGCTGGAGGTCCGGGTGGACAACTTGGCGGTATAAATTATAATCAAGGCGGTGTGGTTCAATATTTTAATCAAGGTGGTGCGATGGATAATTATCCAGCAAATCCTCCTAGAAGAGATGGCCCTATTAATCCGTATGAGGGATCTGGAACCAGAGACGATGTGCCAGCACTATTAACGGCTGGTGAATTTGTTATGACCCGTGATGCTGTTGAAGGCGCGGGTGGAGGTGATGTAAATCGAGGTTTAGACCGAATGTATAGAATGATGGATAAATTTGAGGGGATGGCATAATGTCTACACAAACAGTAGAACAGGTACAACGTCTAGCCCCTTATCTTGAGGGACTTGAGCAAAGATTGCTAGGCACAGCCTTTGGTGAATTTAGCGGTGCAACGCAAACCAGTCCCGGTCTTCTTGATAAGCCTCTTGCCCTTCCCACTCAACAAATAGCTGGCCTTGATCCCTTACAGCAACAAGCTTTTGCTTTAGCACCTGGAATGGTTGGATCTTATGCTCCGTTTATTTCAGGAGCATCTGGTCAAACGCTCGGCGCACAAGCTGCTTTAGGCGGTGGTCTTGGACTTCTATCAAGCCCTGCGGCGGCTGTTCAACAGTTTATGAACCCATATCAGAACTTTGTGATTGATGAGATTAACCGTCAAGCACAAATTGGCAAACAGAAAAGAGCAGCACAGGCTGTTCAATCTGGTGCATTTGGCGGTTCAAGGCAGGGCATTATGGAGGCAGAGGCAGAGGGGCGTAGATTAGCTGCCATAGGTGACGCACAACGTAAGGGCTTTGGTGACGCTTTAACGGCTTCTCAGAGGGCTGCACAGCTTATGGGTGGTATAGGACAGGCATTTGGCGGTCTTGCCAGTACAACGGGTGATTTGGGGCGTGTACAGTCAGAGCTTGGTCGCGCTGATCTTGGTATGCTTTCACAGCTAGGCGAAACAGGGCGTAACTTTCAATCGCAGGTTCTTGAGGCGCAACGTCAAAATCAATTACAAGCTGCTCAAGAGCCATTTACACGGTTGGAAATTGGTCAAAACCTTCTTAAAGGCATTCCTAGCGCGGGGTTATCTTCTACGTTTAAAACTTCAACCACTCCAGCTACTAACCCGTTCTTAGCTGGAATTGGTGCATACACTGCGCTTCAGGGTATTAAGCCTTCTGGCCCTGTAGGGAATTAGGAGAGCGTAAATGGTGCAACCAGTAAAAGGTTCAGGAATAGGGGCGGTTAATATTCCTGAAATATTAACGAGTAAACCTAAAATTCTACAAGGACTAGGTACTGCCATAGCTCCTCCAGTGGAGGGAGGAGGTTTTATAGGGTTAAGTGAGGTACCTGCCTCTGGCTTACCAAATATTATGCCCGGTGAAACCAACATATTTGATGTTGAAGGTTCTGGAAGCTTTACTATTCCAACTAAACGTGGTCCTGAAACCCTTTCTGAATTTGCTAAATCTAATCTTTCTGGGTTTATGGATATGTTTAAGCCCGGTCCTGAAGACAAAATAAGACAAGCCAGAGCAAGAGGGCAAATAATACCTGGTGTTTCTGATGAAGTAGAAGCTATGGCAATAAGAGATGCGTCTGATGCTAGGGCAACGGCTGACGCAGCGGGTCAGTTAGCTGGCGGTCAAGAAACCAGTAGAATATTATCTGAAGCGGCAAAGGGAAAAATATTTGGAGATCAGTCCAAGACAACCACAAAAACTTCAGATGGGACAGAAAAAACCAGTACAAAAGTTCCCGGCGCTGACACTCCAGCTAAACAAGCGACAGTTCAAGCCCTTGACGAATATTTAAAACAAGCACGCCCCGGTGTTAAGCCTAAAGAATATGCAGATTACATAAAAGAATTTAGTGATGCGACTGGACTTGATGTATCTGGTCAGCCAGATAATAGCACTGCTCTCATGGCATTTGGTTTGGCGTTGATGCAAAACAAGGCTGGTAAAGGTTTTAATGTTGGCAATATATTAAGCTCTGTTGGAGAAGCTGGTCAAACAGCATTGCCAGAACTTACTAAAGCTCGTTCAGAGGCTCGTGCGCTTCGTGCTAAAGCTGGTGAGTTTGCAATCAGTCGAAAGAGAGAAGATCAAGCTGCGGCTAGAAATCGTCAGTCTATATTTGTCGTTCCTCGCAGCGGTCAAGGTAAAACAGAAAAAGATCAATTAAGAGACAGGTTGATGAAAGGAAGATATATTTCTGTTAATTCTTATGAATTAGATGCTTTAGCGAATGCAGAGGGATTTGATCAGAATTACGAGATCATGCCGGGTGATGTTCTTGGTCAAATGGATAATTTGTTTAAGGCTGAAGAAAGTAAATACAGCGATAAAATGACTGACTTCCTTTTATTTGGAGGAGCGGATGACGCATTTAAAGTAAAAACTTATGCACCTAAACCAGATCATACTAATTTAAACTCAAGAGCCATATCTGCCACTGAAATACGAAGAGCAGAAAGTGCAATTAATAATGGACTTGAAAAATTAGATACTCTTGATAAGAAATTTAGTGAATTTAAAACTAGGTTTAGTGAAACTCCTCCCAAGTTATTTAATCAAATAGGAAGTGATATATTTCAATTTGGGCAAGCTTTAGGAATTGGTCTTCCTGATGACTTTGATGAAATATCAAAATTAGAGGATGACGTAGCTTATCAAAAAAGGTTTACAGAGTATTTAGCCACAAGATATGCGCCACAAATTTTGCAAGAGGCTGGAAAAACTATATCTGATGCTGACAGGCAAAGAGTTCAAGCCATTGTGGGTGAAATAGGTAAATTAAAGTCTCCTGCTGGAGTGGCTGCAAGAATGAGGGAGTTGCACGAATTTATTGTTCTTGCTGGTCGTAAAAATATGGAAACCGCTATGGTCAATCTTAGCAGAGTTGGTGGTTCTTTAGAGTCTGGTAATTTATCCCCAGATGAAGAAAGAAGGTATAATCAACTTGTAGCTCGTTATAAAATAGCTTCTGCTCCTAAACAGCAGGAGAAAAAAGAAGATGAATAAACAACAAGAATACTTGATACTTGATGCCTTAGACAGAAACATCGTTTCAAGAAGAGAAAGAGATGTTGCTCTTCGCGCTTTAGCTGGTAATCAAAGAGCGCAACAACAAATAATACCTACACTTACAGCTAGGCGTGTTTCAAAATTTACGCCCACGGCTCAGTTTGAAGCTACTGAATCAAAGGCTGATGAAAACTTTGATTACGAAACTGGCGCTGATTCTGGGCTTCGTGCGCTATTATCATTTGGTGAAACTCAAGGCGATAGAGAAGCTATTTTAACAAGATTGGTCGGAGAAGATGGGTTTACAAGAGACTCACAAGGCAGACTCGCTCTTACAGAAAGAGGTCAAGCAGCAAGAAACATGCAACCAATCGGAAAAAACCTTGTCATTGAAGATGAGGGTTTTTCTTTTGGCGATATTGCTGATCTTACTGGAGTGTTACCAGAGCTTGTAGGCGGTATTGGAGGAGCAATACTAGGATTGCCGGGTGGTCTTATTGGGTCATCCGCAGGAGCAGCGGCTGGAGCTGCGGCTGGTCAAGCCGTTGAAGAGGGCATTGAAAAGCTGTTAGGTGTTCAAACGCAAACTTTATCTGAGGTAGGTAAGGATGTTGCTGTAGAGGCTGCTTTAGCTGGTACATTTGAACTTGGTGGTGGTCTTATCTTTAAAGCAGGAAAAGCTGTGATTGGTGGTTTAGGAGTTGGAGCAAAAAGACTCGGTAGATCAGATGACATAACAGATGAGGCTTTAGAGCGTGGCGAAAGGCTTCTTGGTGAAGGAGCGTTGCCTAGCGTTGAACGATTAGGCGCTCCAGCCATGATTTCATATCAAGCAAAATTTGGCGAGAATGTCTTAAAAGATAGAACAAGACATCTTACTAATACTAATTTTGCTTTAGATCAGGCAGATGCTCTTAGAGCTAGATTAGGTGCCGTGTCAGTGGATGAGGCCGCTCAAGCTTTTGACAATGTAGCAAGTCTAAAATACAAGGCATTAAAAAAGACAGAACAAGAGGCATCTCAAGCGTCTTTAAAAGCTGTTAAAGAAAGTGTTGATCTTATAGAAAATTCAACCATGGTTGGAGATGATCTTAATGATGAAATACTTCTTAGGATAGAAGATGCGTTTGGCAGAGTGCAAGAAACAGCCGCCGCCAAATTTGCAAATGTTGATGAAATATTAAATAGGGTTGACCTTGGTGATCTGGGTACAGGTCAAACTGCTAGAATAATACCCACGGACGCTATTAAAGTTAAACTTGACGATGTTGTCGTTGAGTCCGCCGGGATATCCGCTCTGGGTGAACAAACAGAGAGAGCTATAAACGCAGTTCGATCTTTACCTGAAAACGCATCATTTAGACAAATAGCGTTGTCCAGAAAAGCGTTGAATGATGCTTTATACAAAGAAAACGCATTGTTTACTCGTGAAATGAATAACGAAATAATGGCATTAAGAAGAGCCATGGATGATGCTATTGACGGTATGAATCTAACTAATATTCCTCGTAAAACTTTAAATGCAAAACAAAAAGCATCTTTAAAAGAAGCGTCCGCTGTCCGTAAAGATGCTATGGAATATTATAAAAATTCTTTAAAAACATTTGAAGATTTAGAAAGATTTTCCATAATTCGTGATCTTAGAAACATGAAGAGAGAAGGAAGAAAATTTGAAGTGGATGCGTTACAAAGTAGAATTGTACGTCCTGATGCTCCAGCCAGATTGCAACAAGTTATTGACGCTTTAGGTGATGGAGGAGAAGAAGTTAGATCTGCTTTAGCTAGGTCATATTTAGATGACGCATTAACGAAAACAGGCGTTAGTCAATTTGGTGATTTAACAACTGGAACATTTAGCGGTAATAAATTTTTAAATCAAATAAACGCATTAAAGGGAACAGGTAAAGTTCTATTTGGTGATCAATGGCCTGAAGTACAAAGGTTGGCTGAGACAATAGCTTTAGCTGGTCCCGATAAAATTAGTCCTGAAGTTGTTGAAAATATTGTGCGTATTAATAGTCAAAGTCCACTTGTTGATGCCTTAAAACAATTGAATGAAGCTAAGATAGCAGTTGGAGAGGCTGATAGAATTAGAGTTGTTAAAGCATTTAATGAGGGTAATTTAACACCTGAAGTAGCTGTTAAAGAACTGACTAAACCTAACGCCAACTCTTCAGACGTTAGAAAGATAATAAAATTCTTTAAAAATGACCCAGAGGCACTAAACGCTTTGCGAGGCCATGTGGTGGAAGACTTGTTGTCTCGTGTGGGAGATGACGTATTTAGTAGTCAGAAAGCGGCTACAGATTTACTGCGAGTAATTAAAAAGTCAAGAAAAGACTCTGTTGTTCTGGATGAACTTTTAGGAAAAGAAGGAGCTAACGCTTTAGAGGAGTTTGCTAAAGATTTAGAATTTTTAGGTGATGTAAGCAAAGAGGGAACAATAGCTGCCCCGGCTTATACAGCTAATCCAATAAATAAATACAAAGATATTATAAAGTTTAAAGCATTATCTTATTTATCGTCAAACAAAGAGGCATTAGAAACTTTGGTTAGAACACAAAAAAATAAACAGGCTGGGAAGGTTGCTGCATCTGATAGAGTGAACTCGGTCACTTCAAACGCTCTAGCTAAATTAGGTGTTATAGAAAATGTAGCACGAGTCACAAGACAAACAGCGGCTCAATTAGGTCAAGAAGCTTATGACTCAACTGTAGAAGACCTAAAAAGAAGACTTGATTCTATGGCTCCTAGACCCACTGCCCCAGTTGCATCGTCTTCTTTAGGTCAAGTTGATATAACACAGCCACTGCCAGGACTGCCGGGAATGGGTACAAATATGCCTGTAGGCGCACGGGGAAGCACTGGAGTTAGAGCAGGTGATTTTCGTCAAATGGCAGCTAGTGACCCAGCCGTAGCAGAGGCGTTAGGCATTCGTGGAGCAACAGCAGGATTATTAAGACGATGAACAAAGATAGATTACGCGAAGAGATAGCCGCTGATGAAGGCGTTAAACTCAACAGTGAAGGTGATCATATCATATATTTAGATCACCTATCACTCCCAACCTGTGGTGTGGGTCATTTAATTACTGAGTCAGATGAAGAGTATGGCAAACCTGTAGGCACAGTCGTTGAAAAAGAGAGAGTGCGGAAATTGTTCGCCTTAGACATTGCAGTGACTATAGACGAGTGTCGAGTGCTATATGATGACTTTGATGACTTACCAGAAGAAGCACAACATATTATTGCAAACATGTGCTTTAATATGGGACGCCCCCGGTTGTCTAACTTTAAAATGATGAAAGCTGCTGTGGACGCTAGAGACTGGAATGAAGCCGCAGAACAGATGATAGATTCTAGGTGGCACGATCAAGTCCCGAATCGAGCCAAGCGTTTGGTTAAACGGATGAGAGCGTTAGCTGACTAAGCATTAACAGCCGCAGACCCTATCCCACCCTGTCCGTATTTTTTATCAAAAGCATCAGCAGTTAGCTTGGCTATTTGCTGGCGCACATTCCTATGCTCGTCTTCTGAAAGCTTTACCAGTTTTTGATGTGTTGTTAAATCAACTCCAACTGACTTGAATTTAGTTGTGTCTGGCATTATACTAATTCCCATTGTTAACCATTTATGTCCATATTTATACCATGTACAACTATAAACGCAAGACAAACAAGTATGGTGCCAGAAAGACAACTTTCATGGGGATTAAGTTCGATTCCAAGTGGGAGGCAGAGCGTTGGGGCGAACTTACAGCTATGGAAAAGGCTGGTTACATAACAGACCTACAAAGACAAATCTCATATGAGATCATAGTCAACGATCAAAAGATTTGTAAATATGTGGCTGACTTTCGTTACAATAAAGTAGATGAATACGGTAGTCTTGAAGAGGTTGTTGAAGATGCTAAGGGCGTGGAAACTGCTGAATTTAAACTCAAAAAGAAACTTATGAAAGCTGTTCACGGAATTGAGATTTACCTGTCTAAAAAAAATAATAACAATTTTCTCAAAATAAACTTGACATGAAAAGATTGCATGCCTATCTTCCAGTTATGTTTAGCGACATAACTGAAGGAGAAGGCGATGAACGCTATTAATCTAAATAATGATTTGACTGCTTTGTTTGAAAAGCGTGAGGATCTTAAATCTCAAATAAACGATCTTCAAAAGTCATTGAAGATTGTCAACAAAACTTTACAAAATCAGTTTGAAGAAACTGCACAAATGCAGCTTGCACAGCAGGGCAAAGACTTTGGTCAGACCACCATGAACGATGGTGACTTCAAAGTTACTGTTGATTTCAAGAAGCGTGTCATTTGGGATGAGGCTATTTTGTTGCGTGTGTTGGGTGCAATGGATGATGAGACTGCAAGGCATCTTGCTACTGTTAAGTACAGTGTAGCAGAAGCTAAGTTTCAGAACGCCACACCAGATATCAAGGCAGCATTATCAGAGGCTCGTACTGTAGAATTACAGAGCGTGTCAGTAGACCTTAAAAGAACGGAGGGCAAATAATGAAATGGATTTCTATTGAAGATCGTATGCCAGATAAAGATAAATCGGTGGAGTACAAAGCTACTGTAATGAAAGACCATCCTTCTGAGACCGTCATCCAAGGTGTTGGAAAGTTTGTCGGCTGTTATGTCGATGATGAAGGCGAAGAGTGGGAGGACATGCATATTTTTGTCAATGATCAGCACGGTGGCTTTCTAACTGGTGATGTTGAATTTTGGAGGGAGATTGAAAATGCTTAAAATAATTAGCGCAGAAGAAAGGCTTGCCGAAAAGCGCGGTCACAAAATTGTGATTGGTGGGCCTTCAGGGGTGGGCAAGACAAGTCTTGTCCGCACCCTTGACATGGAGAAAACTCTCTTCATGGACTTGGAGGCTGGAGATGCCGCTATTGAAGGTTGCAAAGTAGATGTGATTAGGCCGCGCACATGGCCTGAGTGCAGAGACTTTGCATGCTTTTTAGGTGGGGGCAACCCTGCATTAAATGAGGACTCACCGTATAGCATGGCACATTACGAATATGTGTGTCAGACTTATGGTGATCCAGAAAAGCTGTTGAGCAAATACGATACGATTTTTATCGATAGTATTACTGTAGCTGGTCGGCTTTGCTTTTCGTATAATCAAAATCAACCAGAGGCTAGATCTGATCGAACAGGTAAGTTAGACACTCGTGCAGTTTATGGCGCTCAAGGTCGTGAGATGATGCAATGGTTAACACACCTTCAACATATTCGTGAGAAGAACGTAATTTTTGTCGGCATTTTAGACGAAAAGACCGATGACTATGGACGCATCACTTACGACTTGCAGATCGAAGGTGCAAAGACTGGGCGTGAGTTGCCGGGGATCGTTGATGAACTAATCACAATGACAACGCTGACTGCTGACGATGGCACTAAATTTAGAGCCTTTGTCTGTGACACACTAAACCAGTGGGGTTATCCTGCCAAAGACAGAAGCGGCAGACTTGACGCTGTTGAAGAGCCGCATCTTAATAAGTTGTTTGAAAAAATGTCTGGCCCTAGACCAGAGGCCATGAACTTTGTAAATCCAAAAACGGTCAATAATAAAACAGAAGAGGAAAACGTAGATGCTTGACCTAAATAACGTGCCGCCAATGGAAGGCGGAAGTGGAGACTTTGAACTTATCCCTGATGGAACTATTGTTAGTGCTATCATCAAACTGGAAGGTGGTGACACTGAAATTCCTGAATATGGTGCTGGTAAATACTTTAAGCAGTCTCAAACCACTAGCGCAAAATGGTTGCCAATTGAGCTAACTGTCGTGGGTGGCAACTTTGACAAGCGCAAAGTTTGGCAGAACATCTTTGTTGATGGTGATGCCAAGGACGAAAATGGTATGTCTAAGGCTAGAAAGATTGGCTTGAACACTATCAAGCAGATGGTTGATAGTGGTTTTGGTATATCTCCAAAAGACGAAAGCGAGAACGCTAGAGCTAAACGTGCATCCATCCAAGGTATTGATATGATCAATGGTATGACAATATGTTGCAGTTTAGGAATAGAAAAAGGCAATAATGGGTATGCTGATCGTAACAAGATCAAAACGGTCTTGACACCAGACTCGCCTAATTATATTCAGAACACAGGACAGACTGCACCTGTCGCGCAAGCGCCAGTTGCACAAGCACCAGTGGCTCAGTCTCCTGCACCGCAACCAAGTACGGCAACAGCGGGGGTAGCACCATCATGGGCGCGATAAAGACACTGTGGCAATTTGTTAGCGGCGGCAAACCTTCAGAGGTCGCTAAATCCAGTAAGGGGGGCGCTGGAGCCGTAAAGCCCCCCATCATCGACATTAAGTTTGACGATGTGCATGGTGAAATTCCTAAACTGTGTCAGAAGACATTTAAGTTAATCTCGCGCAAGAAGGGAGCGACAATTGACGAGATCCATGCGGTCATTGGAAATAAGAGATCATCTGTTTATAATCATATCCATCTGATTAAAAAGGCTGGCTATCAAATTGTGAAGACTTACGACAAAAAGTTAGGCATTCACAGGTATAGACTAGGCTAGTCTGATGATCTTGCGTGAGTATCAAGAAGTCGCTGTGAATGACGCTTCTGATGCACTGGACAAGCACAATAATACTTTAGTCGTTGCGCCGACTGGGGCTGGAAAGACAATCATGCTTTCCGCCTTGGTTGGCAAACGCTACAAGAGTTCACAAAATGTGCTTGTGCTACAGCATCGCGATGAACTCGTTTCACAGAACTCCAATAAATTTCATCTTGTAAACCCATCCTTGAAGACCAGTGAGGTAAACGCTGCATCTAAGGATTGGTCAGGTGACGCTGTATTTGCAATGGTGCAAACTCTTTGCCGCGAGAAAAACTTGGACAATATGCCCAAAGTTGATTTGATCGTGGTTGACGAAGCGCATCATACCATTGCGGATACATATCAACGTATCATTAACGCCGCAAAAAAGGCCAATGAGGGGGTTCAAATCGTTGGCTTTACCGCTACCCCTAACCGTGGTGACAAGCAGGGTCTACGAAGCGTATTTACCAATTGTAGCCACCAGATAGAAATATCCACGTTAATTCGTGAAGGGTTCCTCGTACCGCCAAAAACATATGTGATTGATGTTGGTGTGCGGAGTGAATTGAGCGAAGTACGCAAAACTATATCAGATTTTGACATGGCGCAGGTCGAGAGGATCATGAATCGCCGCGCTATTAATAAGCGTGTGGTCGAGGAGTGGGATGATAAAGCTGGTGATCGTCAGACAATTGTATTCTGCTCGACCGTGCAGCATGCCGAAGATTTATGTGAGGAGTTTGTAGCATATGGTATTGATGCCGCAACAGTAACAGGGGACACACCAAAAGATGAACGTGAGCAAATCTTACATGATCTAAGCACTGGGCATGTTCAGGTCGTTGTTAACGTAGCTGTATTGACTGAGGGCTTTGATGCTCCGCCTGTGTCCTGCATCGTGTTAACTCGCCCATGCTCATACAAAGCAACGATGGTGCAAATGATTGGTCGCGGTCTGCGTACAGTCGATCAGGAAGAATACCCTGGTATCATAAAGTCTGATTGTATTGTGATGGATTTTGGTACGTCTGTATTAACACACGGATCGCTTGACGATGCTGTTAATCTGGATGGCGGTCAGAGTGATGTAGGTGGCGAGGCTCCAGTAAAGATATGTTCTAACTGTGATGCTGAGATACCATTGAATGTGCGCGAGTGTCCTATTTGCGGACATGAGATAGAACGCCCAAAGCCAGAGATGCTAGAGGATTTTGTTCTTACGGAGGTCGATTTAACAGAGCGTTCTCCGTTTCGATGGATAGATCTATTCGGCAATGGAGTTTGTTTGTCTGCATCTGGGTTCAATGGCTTTGCTTTAATAGCTAATGTTGATGGCTTGTGTATCGCCGTTGTTAAAAGGAAGGAGGGAAAAACGCGGGTGATAAGCATTGGAACCAAAAGACAGGTTGTGGCGGCTGCTGATGATTTCATGAGGCAGAATGAAACTGGAGACAGTGCGAAAAAAACCAAGCGTTGGCTGAATGATGCAGTTAGTCCTAAACAACGTGAACTGTTAAACAAGTATGGGGTTACTGTTAGCTCACTTGATTTTTCATGGACGAAGTATAGAGCCGCTTGTATGTTAAATTATGTTTGGAATAAGGCATTTATTGACAACTTAGTTGATAACATAGTGTTAGAAAAGAAAAGCGCATGAGCCGCAGTTCTTTGAAACAAGTAGGAGAGTTATTCTCTATTATTGGATGGGAAAAGCGATTGTGTGATTTGAATGAGGAAGAAGTGTTAGCCATAACGCTAATCCTAAAACGAATATCGGAAGGGCTTGATGATGAATACTCTAGCGCAAACCTTACTGAAATTTACTTCCGCTACGGAGGCGGCAGAATCGGCCTCACAGAACAAGACATCCCTTTCTGACGCACAAAGTATCATCAAGGAGCTTGATCGCGGGATCATAGAAAAAGAGCGCAAGCAACCAAAGCGCAGGTATCTTGGTGCCTCTAGCCTTGGCGATCCCTGCTCACGCAAACTCCAGTATCGCTACATGAATCAAGAAGTTGATGAAGGCAAAGAGTTCCCTGCCAAAACATTACGCATATTTGGTCTTGGTCACACTATTGAAGACATGATGATCATGTATTTTAGGGACGCTGGTTTTGATCTGCGTACAGAAAAAGGTGGTGAGCAATTTGGTTTTGAAACTGCCAACGGTGAGGTCAAGGGGCATATTGATGGGGTCATATGTGGTGGTCCATTGCATATGAGATATCCCATGCTATGGGAATGTAAGTCAGCGTCTGAAAAGAAGTTTAATGAATTTGTTCGTAAGGGCGTGGCAGAATCCAACCCGGTATACGCAGCACAGGTTGCATTATATCAAGCGTACATGGATCTGACTGAAAACCCTTGTGTGTTCACGGTGTTAAACAAAAACACGAGTGAAATATACATTGAGATGATTCCGTTTGATGGTGAGCTTGCACAAGCTACCAGTGACAAAGCAGTACAAATTATAAAGGCAACTCAAGCTAATGACATGTTGCCTAGAGTTGCACAGAATGATGATTATTTTGTTTGTAAGTGGTGCGAGTTTCGTAATACTTGCTGGTCTAAAAAAGAAGGGGCGGCATGAACCGCCCCTAGTTAAAAACAATTATGCTTGACGAGGTACAATATAATGAGTGTGGTGAGGTTTGGCAATACTACATCTAGTAGTAATATAGTTGAGGAGATCTCTCAAAGGGTTCCAAAGAGCGAACAAATTCGCATTTTGCAGGACACCTTCCCTGCGGGGCGTGTTCATGGCAAAACATTTTATATTGGATCTTTGCTTGGTGATCCGGGTCAATCATTAAAAATTAATATTGATCCTTCATCTCCACATTTCATGCAGGGCCAGGATTTTAATGGCGGCGTTGGAATTGGCGGTATTGTTAAAATATTGATGGAAGCTCGTGGCATGAAGCTTCCAGAGATAAAGGAGATGTTTGCCAGCTACCTCGACAATACTGGTCCTGCAATTGTTCGTGATAATGCTTCAATAGAAAATCCTATTAGGACGCAGTATAACGCCAACTCGCCATACGATGCAGAATATGTGTACACTAACGCTGATGGTGAGGTGCTTGTCACAGTCCGTAGGTACAATGTAAAGGATATTGCTGGCAATCCTATGCTCAACACCAAGGGCAAGCCAAAGAAAGAGTTCAGGCCGTTTGTCGAAGGCTCACCATATTCTAAATTTCCAGACATTAGACCCTTATATAACATACCAAACATCATAGCATCTGACCGTGTCGTATGGGTTGAAGGTGAAAAATGTGCTGATGCTCTTAATCGTGCTGGATATACTGCAACTTGTACAATTGGTGGGGCCGGGGCGCTAACAAAGAAAACTGCACCACAGTTTGATTTTTCTCCATTACAGAATAAAGAGCTTATTCTTTGGCCTGATAATGATACGGGCGGCAAAAAACTAGCTGATCTTATTCAAGACTTGGCTTTGGCTGCTGGAGCTAAATCGGTCACGATGCTAACACCGCCAATGGGTAAGCCCGAAGGGTGGGATGCCGCTGATGCTTTATCTGAGGGTTACAACATTGAGGAGTTTGTTAATACCAAAGCCAAGATAACCAAGACAAATATTAACCTTCTTGATGATTCATTTCTTGTCAGTCGGTTTGCTGGAGCCGCACCAGAGCAAAAGTTCTTAATTGATGGCACGTTTCCGTTAGGTGTGCCGATCTTATTTGCTGCTGCTGGCGATGCTGGCAAAGGCATGATGACTCTGGACATGGGTATGAAAGTAGCATCGGGAAAGCCCATGATTAATGCGTTTGGCGGCTTGGTCAAAGAGTTTGGCAACGTAGTTATCTTCACGGCGGAAGATGACGAAGCTGAGATGCACAGGCGAGTTGAGCGACTTGATCCATTTGAGGAGCGGCGTGGTTATCCGCATGATTTAAAGATTGTATCGCTTCCAAACGTGGGTGGTGTATTTGCAATCATGAATGAGTCTAACGGCGAGTTCGGCACAACGGCAGAATTTGAAAAGATTTACGAACAAATCTTGCAGATGAGTAACTTAAAGCTGATTGTGTTTGATCCGCTGGCATCTTTTGTTCATGCGGATGTCAACGCTGATCCGGCGGCTGGTGCTGCTTTAACAGGTTTGTTGGCTAGGATGGCAACAGAAACAGGTGCATCTGTATTGGTTTGTCACCACATGACCAAGATCAAGGACGATGCAGTGGTTAAAACACCAGAACAAGCTCGTAACCTGATTAGGGGTACAACGGCTTTGGTCGATGGTGTCAGGTCTTCATTTGCCATGTGGCAGGTTGATACCGCTCGTGGCAAAAAAACATGTGAACGGTTGGGTTTACCATATCAACGCAATAGCTGTTTTGATGGCGCTGTGGTCAAATCTAACGGGCCAGCCAGTAGAAATGTTCGGCATTTTGTCCGGGATCCGATGACTGGGCTGCTAAATGATCGCACTGAAGAAATAAAGTCACTTAGCAGTGGCACGATGCTTGAAATGAAACTGGATGCCATGGTTGATTGGATTATTCACTGTGAACGTGAAGGTGTTGGATTAACGCACATGAGTGGCAATAACGGGGTTTATAAGCGTTCAGAGGATGCTGACGCTCCTGAGATATTGCGGGGGATTGGTAAGCAGACGTTGGAAGGATATGTTCGCACATTACAACAAGATGGTCGAATTGATAAGTTTCAATTGACTGCAACGGGCGGCAGGGTATGGCTTGGAGGCATTGATGGTCCTATGAGTCGAGGCGAGTATGAAGCAGTGACGGCGAGAGATAATGTCTAGACAAAAAGATGATTTTTATCCAACGCCTCTGGTAGCTATCGAATCGTTATTAGACAACGAAAACTTTGATGGTGACATTTGGGAGCCAGCTTGCGGTAATGGCGCTATTTCTGAGCCAGCATCTGCATACAATAATGTCATCAGCACAGACTTAAATGATTATGGTTACGGCGATTCGGGCATAGACTTTTTAATGGAGTCTAAACTGCTTGCGCCAAACATAGTTACTAACCCGCCATATAAGTTAGCTCAAAAGTTTATAGAGAAAGCCATAGAGCTTGGCGCAAAGAAACATTGCTGGTTATTGCGCTTGTCATTCTTGGAGGGCCAGCAACGCCGTGTCTCTCTTTTTGATAAACATCGTCCATCCAGAGTTTGGGTGTTCTCTCAAAGGCTGACAATATGGCGCGGTGATGAAGAGCCAAACGGTAGCGGCACTACTGCTTACGGTTGGTTTGTATGGGAAGGCAACGCAACAGAAACAAGGATTGATTGGATATGAAAAGAGCAGAGGTGCTGGACACAGCAAAGAAGTATGTGACTAAAGATAAAGCAGCAGAACACGGCGCGATGGAGGATAATTTTAAAACTATCGCTTATTACTGGTCAGGTCATCTGGGTATCGAAATCAGCCCGGCAGATGTAGGTGTAATGATGAGTCTGCTGAAAATTGCTCGTATAAAGAGTAACCCGGCGCATGAAGATAATTACATTGATGGCTGTGGTTATCTCGCATGTGCGGCAGAGTGCGAAAAAGATATTTAATTTTTTCTTTATCTTTATGCTTGACTTTATGCAAACATTGCTATATACTGTATTTATGAGATGAAAACCAAAGGAGGGTTTTATGGGTTTTTCAAAATCACAAGTGCAGAACAAGCGCGGTAAAAACGTCAAGCCAGATGAGCATAAGCTTGTCGTTAAAATGGCTTTGTCTTGTTTGCGTGAATTGGCAAAAGCTGAATATGAATTGCCTAAATTCAATGGCAAGATCACAGTTCAAACTAAATGTCGTGGTCAACGATCTTATGGCGGCGCAACAGGAATTAGCATTGATGTCAGTCGCTTTAGAAAGGGCGACGTTTTCCTTAACGAATATAAATCCTATCAACAGTGCAAGGTCATTGGTTCAGCGAAGTGTGACAGTCCCGAAACTAGATTGCTTGGCACTGTGGCACATGAGATTGCACATCATGTTCAACGCAAGTATTTACCTCAAAGTAGATTAAAAAATGTTTGTCAAAGATCACATGGCGATGGCTTCAAAATTATTTACGGTTATTTACGCCGCGCTTTAATTAACGATTTTGTTAAGCATACTGGTGTTCAGAATTGGACAATGGCTAGAGCGGCATAAGCCCCTTTACTTTTTTTATTTTTTTTGTTGACAAGTATGCAATCACTTCTTATATCTGTTATCAGCGACTATCAATGGAGGGTAAAAATGAGTAACGATCAAACAACGGAAAAATATGTAATCGTATTCGATACCATGTGTGACGGCTGGCAAGCCGTGATGGACAGTAAAGATAATCCTGTCTTGTTTGATTCCAAAGAAGAGGCAGAAAAAGAAATAATGGATGATTTTCAGGAACTCCAACGCAATCAGATCGAGTCTGATATGGAGCCTGACGAGGAACCAGATGAGTTCGCAATTCCACTGTCAGAATATACACAAGGTCGTAAGGTGATATTCAATGGGTAGATTAACAGATTATCTGGAAGCACAGGCGTTGCTTAATCAAACGATCAACGCTGTGCATGAACTGGTTACTAGCGATGCCACCGAAGCCGAAGTTGAGTTGTTGCTTGGCGCTGCTGGTGGATTGCAAGAAGCACAGTCAATGTTAATTAAGGCAAGATTGAGGGTGGAACAATGAAAATGCCAAAATATGAAAAGAATTGCTACACATTATCAGTGGCAATGACATGCGGCAGCGATGGTTATTCTAAGTTAAACAAGCTGGATGAGTCTTTTGTAGGAACGAATAGCTACATGGGAATAGCTTATTTTTGGGACCATGAAGTTAAGCATACCATGCGAGATATGACACCAAAGTTTCGTAAGATCATTCACGATGCTTTGATCTTAAATGACATACAGCCAAAGAATGATGGGTTTGGCGGCAAGTATTTTGAAACAACAGATGATGTTTACAGAATTATAAATGCTGTTTTGAAAAAGTATAAGCCAACAGATTGGGAGTATTATTCATTCCGTGAGCCTTTCTATTATCACTATAGGAAGGTGTCCAATGGCTAAAAAGAAAGGAAGCAGTGGACAACACGGCACTAGGATGAGCATGAACAGGTATCTCAAAAAGAATGACCAAGAACGCTCAAAGCATATGGCAAAAGGCGTATCACTTGATATCAATTATCACGATATTTTTAAAGATCCAAGCTGGGATGGCGTTGAACGTATGGCTGATAATATGAAAAAGCGCAAATTGGGCAGGGATAGTCAGGGGGTTCGTTACTGGGAGGATAACGGACCTACCCTGTCCAATACCCTGTTAGCGGCTCTTGCAGAGCCAAGGAGGGGCATTTCTGGGTATGATGGTGGCAAGTATGCCGAAGCCATGAGGCGGAATGTACAATCGCAAATTGCCACAGCGCAAAAGTTCGTTGTCAGCAATAGCATGGTTGAACATGCTTATCTTGCGTCCATGGCTAGGCCAACGCATTTAATTCAAATGTTACAGCGTGGCATCCCACCATTTAACAATATGTGGATTGAGTGGGATGAGGATTTTCGCAGGGATATTGTAATCCGCGAAATGGATAAGTTAGGCATTGATGCTCGTGATAATGAGAAATTCGTTGAAAGCATGAGGACAACGGCTCGTGTTGGCTATCACATTCAAATGGTTAACGATAGATTCATGTATACCAATTACTTTCACTCTCATGAGGTCGAAAAATTGTATTCATCACCATTAGCGTTTCACATGTCTAATGATGGTATGATTCGTAACAATGATCCTAATCAAGATCATGATGCGTTCTTGACAGATGTTACTATCACAAGCACTTGTTTGCTTGGTAATTGGTATAAAGAAAAATACCTTCCTGAGAGTGTAGATAAAAATAACCCTTTGTCTGATCATGATATGAGCATGGGAGTTTTGCTTGGTTCTTTCGCGCAAATGCAAAGTTCATCCATGCACTGGTTAGCGCCGCAACAAAAGTTTGCACAGGGATTTACACATAAAGAAATGGCAGATATGAAAGCCTTGTCATTAACGTCACAAGCTGGTGATGGGCGGTTTCTAATTGCGCTGTTAGGTTTGCTTAACTATGACCTTGTTGTTCATGAAACAACAACACCGCCAAAGAAGATTGACCATGTGCGGTTTGGGCGTGTGGTTCCAAAGAACGAGTACAAGGTGGTGACAATTCAGTTACCCAAGCCGCGTGGCAAGCGCATCTATGAGCAGATGTTCACAGGGCATGGTAGCCCCAAGAAGGAGCATTGGCGGCGTGGACATTGGCGCACACTGAAGGACAAGTTTGGCAGGATTAAGAAGCGTGTGTGGATTAGTGAGATGAAAGTGGGCAACCCAGAGTTGGGTACTATCGTTCATGATTATAAACTGGAGGGCAAGTGATGAGCGGATTTGAAGCTTTGCAACAAGTCAAAGACGATATGATGCGTCCAATCTACGAAAAGCGGCGGCATTTGGGATGCGAGTTTTGTGGAACAACTTTTTACGGTTACTACCAAAAGACCGGGAGAAGCGGTGTTCCTAATGGCAAAGAGTCACCGCATCCCAAAAAAAAGGGATGGATTGTATGTCATACACATGATGATGTTTTTTACCCTAACTGTCCCGAATGTTTTGGTCCTTTCGGAGTAAGAGATGCAAAAGAGGCATTAGCTGTGCGTGAACATGAACAGGAGCAAAGGCGCAAGAATAAAGCGGCTGCTGAAAAACGTAAGGCAACAATAGAACGCAAAAGACAAGAATATTGGGATAGAGTTAAACATGTTAGAGCAAACCCGCATGACGCAACGTCAGAAGAGTTGCGAGACTTTAATTTTATTCAGTCTCTTTTAGGCATGCCATATTGGAGTGGGTATGAAAATAGAGAGAAGCCTTGTTGGGAACAAGGGCAGAATGGTCGTTATGAGGTAAAATTTAATTATGTTTCTAAAGGCCATAGCAGATCAGGAAAGACACATTACACTAGAGAGTGGTTTGATATTACTGATATAGACACAGGCAAAAGCTGGAAGGTAGGGTGATGACAACATATCAAAGACGAGGACATTTTCGTATGCAAAATGGCAATAGGGTTTGGGTTAACTCAACGGTTTGTGAAAAAAGAAAATCTAGTCAGGAGGCTACAATGGGATTTAAAACAGGAAACTACATGACTGGTATTGGGTTTTTACTTGTGCTGCTGATGTCAGCAGTCGAGCCTATGCCGCATAGCTTTGAATTGTTCTGGTTACATGTCGGAACGCTGATGATCGGAGCAGTTCTGATGGGTTCTGGAGCATACCTTACATGGAAAGGAAAATAGGATGAAGGTACCTACAATAGAAGAAATTAAGGATGCTCTTAGATTGGTGAGTGACAATCCATTGTACAAACAAAGGATCAGCCGTGAAAAAGCCAAAGAACAGGGATTAAAAACATTTTTTACTGGTAATGCCTGTTTACATGGACATGTTTCAGATCGCCTGGTTTCAAACGGCAATTGCGTAGATTGTTATTATGTTAATGGTGAGTGTTCTTGATACGTTCTTGTTTGGGTTTAGAAGTTTAGAAACCCAAAGTTGGTACCCCAAAGTTCATAAAGTTGTTATTTATCAATGGGTTAAGAGGTTTTGGTTTGGGTTTGCAATGATAGCACAAACAAAGCAAAATAGGGGTCGTAAGTTATTGAAAAGGCTCAAAGTTTAAGGTTTGGGTTTTTTACCCTATTACATAGGGGTATAGGTATAAACAAACCTATACCCTGTAACGTGTGGTTGCTGCACCAGTAACCAGAAGAATTGTTCTACTTAGGAGGGGCGTAATGCCGAATGTCGGAGAAGATCTACCAAAGGAACAGCGTCTTGCTGGACACAAAAGATTAACACCACAGCAGCAACAGTTTCTGGATATGTATCTGCACAAGGATATGACACAGACTGAAGCGGCTCGTCAGGCAGGGTACAAAAACCCCACAGTGCAAGCTGTACGGCTGTTGCGTAACCCAGTTGTAGCGGAACGCCTACAGGAGATGAGACTGGAGACACAGGCCAGATTTGGCGTAACAATCGATAAGTCTATTCGTGACCTAAAGAAGATTCGGGATCAGGCGTGGGAAATGGGCAAATTTAGCGATGCGTTGAGGGCAGAGGAGCTACGTTTAAAGGCAGCGGGACTACTAATCAACAAGCAGCACGTTGTTAAAGAGGAGATCACAGCGAATACAAAACAAGATATTGCTAATAAATTGGCTGAGTATAAGCGTTTGGCTGAGTCGCGTATGAGAAACGTAACACCAGATATGGACATAATAGAACATGAACCACAAGATATAGTTAAAGATAGCGCATAGCCCAGATATTCCCATAAAACACTCCGCGCGGGGGTAGGAGACGTTGACCTTCGGGCTTTAGGGGGTCTGAATCGAGATGGGGGCTTCGGGATCGGGCTTTTTCGGGGTTCGGGCTTGACATCTGATCGGGTTCGGGGTCATCCTGAAGGCTCCTCCCTTAGAGAACTGCCCCAGTAGCCGCCTAAAGCTGCTGGGGCTTTTTATTTTTTTTGTTTTTTTGTTTTTTTTCTTGTTGACTAAGTGTTGCAATGATTGCTATATATAATAAGTAAGTTAAACAGGAGGGCAAAACAATGCATAACATTACAGAACACACTGGCAAGTTAAGACTCATAAAAAGATTAAAAAATTCTATCAACGGGAATCCTCGTTTTGAATTAGCAATTATGGATGATCCGGAGCGAGGTTTAGGCTGGACCTTTAAAACTGGGGTTGATAGCGCACATGGTTATGAAGTGCAAAACTACATGGATCGTGATGTTGACGTTACTGTTACTATCGGGACACATTATGGGAGTGCAACATTGAATAGTATCTGTCGGGCTTAGATTCTTCGGGCTTCGGGGTCTTCGGGGTCTTCGGGGTCTTCGGGGTCTTCGGGCTTCGGGCTTCGGGCTTCGGGGTCGGGCTTTTTGCTGCCCCACCATTTGGACTTTACATTTTGGTTTTAACCATATTTTGTTTTTTTTGAGCGAAAAAAAATCAAAATAAACATCATATTAAGCTTGATATGATGCAATGATTGCTATATAAATAAGTATGTTCAATTATATGAAAAGGTATAAATCAATGTCAAATAAAGTAAAAATGATCGTTCGTCGTATTCCTAAGAAAACTGTTCAAAACATATTGAGGGATATTAGACAAAGCGTTTGGAATCTTAATATAGAAAAAGATTCATTCGGTTATAAAGTCACCACTAAAAACGGGACTCTTGTATTTCAAGCGATGAATGGCACTCGTGACTATTTAACTCGTTGGCATCCAAAACTATTAGCAGCATTTAACGGTTAATCATAATGGGGCGCAAAATTGCGCCCCATATCCAAACTTAATTGAGGGGCAATATTATGAAACCATTATCTAAAACTGAAATGGCTGTTTTAGCTGGCAAATCTGTCTATCATAAGTTGCGCGTTAAATCCGTATCGGATGGCATGGCAAAGTCTGAGCGTGCTATTAAGAAAAGCACAAATGTAAAACTTGGCAAGCGCGTTACCAAAGGCAAGTTAAAAGGCTTTCCGATTTTTACGTTGACATTAGAAGAACGCGCAACATGTCCCCGCTCTTGTATTCATTGGGGCGATTGCTATGGCAATAATATGATGAATGCGACTCGTTATAAGGGTGATCAAGCTTTATTAGATCAAATTGAATCAGACTTGGCATTTTATCAATCCAAATATCCAAATGGGTTTCTTGTTCGCTTGCATATACTAGGCGATTTTTATTCCGTTGCGTATGTAGCGCAATGGGCAAAATGGCTTGGCATGTTCCCGGCGCTATTCATTTATGGTTATAGCGCGAATCAATATGATGCTATCGACTCCAATGAACGCGCAATAGGGCAAGCTTTGTTATCTTTGCGCATGGCTTGCGGTATACGCTTTGCTATTAGATTCAGTGGATCATATACGGATGAATTCGCAGCGCTATCTAATGATGATAATCGTAGCAATGATTTGTTAGCTGATAAACAAGCTTTTCTTTGCCCTACTCAAATCAGCAAAGAAACTGGAAAGCTTGCAAAGAAAGATGAAGAGACTCTTGTACCGGATTGCGGCGCTTGTGGTTTATGCTGGCAAGCTTCCAAGCCCGTTGTATTTTTGACACACTAACAGAAAGGCAAGCCAATGTATGTATATAAAAACAAATCCGGGGATATCGTAAAATTTATCAAGCCAGTGTCTAGAAAGTCGCAAAAGATGCTAGGCTTCAAAAACATACCGCAAAAGAGAAAAACAAAATAACAGCAAAACAAAAACAAAACTACGACCCGGCAAGCGCCGGGTTTTTTTTCGCTTATGTTTTACAAGGTACCCTATAGATATTTGGTAAAATTTGAATCGGGATCCGGGCGGGTATGGCACCACCCGCAAAACAAAACTTGACAGCGCAACACCTTGCGCCAAGTTTCCCACAAACAACCTCCAAAAAATTTTAAAAAAAAATTTTACATCATTTTTTTGCTTGACTTCTTGCAATCTTTGCATTAGAATCTAATTATAGATAAAAGAAAGGGCAAACCATGACGTTAAATTTTCTAGATAAGATATTAAGCGACGCACTAAAGCCGCGTTCTTCGCAACTAATGATAGACGAGCGTAAGCGCGAGGCAAGCGCAAAGGGCAAATGTCAACGATTAGCTAAAAAACTAGGGCTTGTTTTTGAAGTTGACAGAAGTTATCAGCCGCCACTTTGGACGCTTGAAGCTGGTCCGTTAATAGATGCCAAACATTTTGATAAGATTTGGCCTGACGAGCGGGATGTTTACGGTTGGGAACATATGTTGAAGATGATGAAAGATTATGAGCGTGATCTGTTGATTGCTGATATTTTAAAAGGAGAGTGAGTGATGTACAAAGCTAAAGACTCCTACAGCATGTGGAACGGAGATGTTCTACTGGAGAAACGTAAGTACCTTGATAGAACGCAGATGTCGATGGCTCGTGATTTAGGCATTAGCCATCGCATGTACTGTTACTACGAGAGTGGTGAGCAGGAAATACCGCGTTCTATAGAATTATCTGTGCGTTACATGGAGCGCAGCAAAGAGAGTGACGTTGTAATGCCGACAGGTACCCTGAGTAACTTTGACAAGGATCGTATTATTCGTTTGTGTGATGCGTTGCATGGAATGGAGGGTACAGATGCTCATATAGACAAGGTTTTGAGGCAATCAAAGACCGAGTTAGAGTATCTGTTGTCAAAGTTTGAATAATAATCTATCATTGGCCCCGTGTATTCTTCATAGAGGGTTAGAGCATGACAAGTTTCATGGGGCCAATGGCACCTCCGCCGCCAGCACAGCCGCAGCCACAAGCGTTGGACATTCGTACAGATCCTAACCAGAGGCAACAATTCAAACAGTTTATGAGACAGCGTATGATGCCGATGACATCTGCGCCAATAGCACAGCCTCCCATGCAGCCCTCCATGCCTATGGGTCAAGATATAGATATATTTAATCCTGTTAATTTACATGAAGGCGGCATTGTACCGTCTTTGAACAGTTTACAGCAGCAAGCAGCGCAGTTTTCCCAGCAACTTCAAGGCACTGTTATGGGTGGTGGTCAAGGTGGAGGCATGAGTGGTGGCTTTGGCGGCAGTTTTAGCAGTGGCGCTCGTTCTCTACCTACCAGTGCATATGCACCTAACACGAGCGGCGGTTTTTTTTCTAATCGTCCGGCGTTTACTTCGGAACCCTCGCTGCCATTGCGTTCAATAGGACAATCAAACATACGGAAAGAAATGTCTTCAGGCTCTCCGTATTTTAATGTTCCGGCGTTACCATCGCAACAGGCGGTTGTAAATCCGCAGGTTGATCCTAATCCATTTATGGGCAGTCAACAACCTATGGGTTCTAGTGTTACTAATTCTTCTTTGCAGGGCATTGGCAACATGTTTAACACAATTGGCTTTGAGGATGGCGGCGCAGTGGGCTTTAACAAAGGCGGTAGTACACAGCCGATTGAGCAAAAGGTTATGAAGAATGGTCAGATAGGTCTTTTTAGAGGCAACACTTTCCTTGGTTTCAAGCAGGAGCCTGAGAAGAAGGAAGAGCCTCCTTTGTTAAGTTTTGCTAAGTTCAAGAAAGTTTTGGGTCTTGAAGACGGCGGTGCGGTTCCGCCGCGCCGTGCTGACATTGGTGGTCAGGATCACATGTTGTCGTACATTACGCCAGATGAGGCTGATATTCTAAAAGCTCTAGGTGGATCTGGCGAACCCGGTCCTATGGGTATTCCTGCGTTTTTTCTGAGCGAAGGTATGGGGGTTGATAGTGGCGGGTCAAGTTTTGGCGATATGCCAGACGACAACACTGATACTTTCAGCGATGGCATGGATGATCCAGCGTCTGATCCTGGCGGCATAGGTGGAACGGATCCTGCTGGGGAGACTTCTTTTTCTCCTGATTTTGGTGATGACGGTAGCTCTGATGCCGATGAGGTGGGTGATGCTATAGCAGAGCAGATTGTTAGAGATCAAATTCTTGGCGGTGGTGGAGGCGGTGGGACATTAGGTGATACAAATGTGTATTCTAGTGTTTTAAACAGTCCCATGCGTCAAGACGAAAGAACCATGAATCCTGCTGATTTTGAGTCCAAGTATGGCTTTCCGCCTAGTGGTTCTTCAGGAACAACCAAATCACAGGTAGTTATGGGAGGCGGCACAGATGACATGGGTTCAGGTGTTCCTCTTGGTGGATCTTATATTGACTCCACAATAACAAAATCTAGGCAAGAAGCTCCTGATTTACTGGGATTAGAAGATGAGTATCTTGATGAAGATATTGCCGCTGGCTTTGGTCAATATGTTGGCGGTCCTGGTGGCGGTCCTGGAGCCAGTGGTTTAAGCACTTTCGCTGACAGACAGCAACGAGCGCAAGATTACGCCAAAGAAATGGGTTATGATCTAACTGATCGGTCCACCATGAAACAAGGCGCGGAGCGTGGCTTTAGCGGTATCACCGAAGAGCAAAAAGCAGATTTGCAAAGACGCGCTGAAAGAGGACCGGTCATGGGTCTGAACGCTAGAAACATTAACAAAATATTAAGTAACGTGGATAAAGAAAACAATCTTACAAGAGCCACGGGAATTTACACAAATCCTGATGGCACGGTTCGCGGTGTAACGGCTCTACCGGATCCTGACGCTTTTGGTGGTTTGATGCAAAAAGGTGTTAACTTCATTGGTGGTTTTTTCCCTGATTTCATTGGTGAGACATATACTGGCACAGGTCCAAATCCGTTTGATCGTGGTGAAGATCCGGGTGGCGGCGGTGAAGATCAGCCTGTAAAAGCCCCAACAGATCCATGTCCAGATGGTTTTGTAATGAAGAATGGTGTTTGCACACCAATAGAAAATGGAGATACACCTTCTAATCAGATAGGTGGCATTGGTGACGGTGATGTTACTATCCCAGTTATGCCTCCTCCAGTTATTGTTCCATCACCGCGTCCACCTATTACCTCTACTTTGCAGGGTCCAGTTGGATATGGTAGCCCGATAGCTGGGCAGATGGCACCTGCTGTGGCAAGCAGTGCTGCTTTGTATCAGCAGATGTTAAATCAACAGGCCATGAACGCAGGTAGAAACATGCCTGTTGGTACTATGCCTTTACCAGCGCCTACGAGGTTACAACAGGGCGGATCTGTATCTTCTAATCTGGATAGAGCAGCGGATAACTTTCTAAAGGCATTAATGCCAGCGGCTTAGTAAATGGATGATGTCCTTGATATAGCTACCGAGTTTCTGACTGATGCAGAGCTTGAGTCTCTTGGTAAGCATTTAGACAAGTACAAGGAGTTGCATCAGCGAGAGGAACTTCAGACAAGCTTTCTTGATTTTGTAAGGCATGTCTGGCCTTCATTTATAGCTGGTAGTCATCATAAGATTTTTGGTGAAAAGTTGGAGCGTGTGGCAAGAGGTGAGTTAAAGCGTCTGATTGTCAACATGCCACCAAGACACACTAAATCAGAGTTTGCGAGTTATCTGTTTCCTGCTTGGGTTATGGGGCAGAGGCCAGAAACAAAGATTATTCAGGCAACGCACACGGCGGAGTTGGCTGTAGGTTTTGGTCGTAAGGTCAAGAACTTGCTTGATAGTGAGATCTATCGTGATGTTTTTCCTGACATACAATTAGCTAGAGATGCGAAGGCCAGTGGTCGTTGGTCTACGGATATGGGTGGAGAGTATTACGCTGTTGGTGTAGGCGGTGCGCTTGCTGGTCGTGGTGCTGATCTGTGTATTATTGACGATCCTGTATCAGAACAGGATGCGTTATCACCAGCCGCGCTGGATAATATTTACGAATGGTACACATCAGGGCCGAGACAGAGATTACAGCCGGGCGGATCAATAATCATCGTGATGACACGGTGGAGCATCCGCGACTTGACAGCGAAGGTTTTACAGAAACAAGCCGAGGGCGGAGCGGATCAATGGGAGGTTGTGGAGTTTCCAGCGATATTTCCCGATACAGACAACGTGTTGTGGCCAGAGTTCTGGAGCAGGGACGAGCTAGAAGGCGTTAGAGCTTCTATACCTGTAGCCAAGTGGAACGCACAATATCTTCAGAATCCTACTGCTGAAGAGGGTGCGATTATTAAAAGGGAGTGGTGGAATGTTTGGGATCATGATGATCCACCTGTCGTTGATTACGTCATCCAGTCGTATGACACCGCCTTCACCAAATCCGAAAGGGCCGATTATTCGGCTATTACGACTTGGGGTGTGTTTTATCCTGACGAGGGTGATGAGGCTGCGATCATATTGCTGGATTCAGAAAAGGGTCGATGGGAGTTTCCAGAGCTTAAAGACGCGGCAATGCGCTTGTATGAAGAATTTGAGCCAGACATGGTGCTGATAGAGCAAAAGGCATCTGGAACACCGTTAACGCAGGACTTGCGTAAGATGGGTATTCCTGTGTCTGGCTTTACGCCGGGTCGTGGTGCAGATAAGTTTTCTCGTATGAACGCCTGTGCGCCTGTTTTTGAATCAGGTATGGTCTGGTGTCCAGACACTAGATGGGCGGAAGAGGTTATTGAGGAATGTGCGTCATTTCCCAATGGAGAGCATGATGACTTGGCGGATTCGATGACACAGGCTATACTGCGTTTTAGGCAGGGTAGTTTTATACGCACTCGTTCTGATTACGAAGACGATGATTTGGCAACTTACAGGCGTAGCAGGGAGTATTACTGATGGCTGACGAGGACAAAAAATTTAGGCATCCAGCAGGTGTGGCTATACGGAAAGGTTTGGATGCTATTCGTTATAAGCGTTCTGATGAGGGCAAGGCAGAGAAAAAAGCTCGTAAGGAGCATAACAAAAAATTTGGTCCTACCGATAAAAAGACTAAAAGAAAGCTTCGTAGTGATGCTAAAAAGTCTGATGCTGCAAAGGGTAAGACAATGCGAGAAAGAGGCTCTTATTCTTATTATGAAGAGATGAATCATGGCGGTGCTGTTATGAAGGGCCGTGGTGGTAAGTTTAAGGGGATTAGCTAATGGCACCTCGCATGGGAAAAAAATTACCTCCTAGTCTTAAAAAGACTAAGCAGACTGGCAAACGGAAACAGCCTCGTATGGTTCCTGGTGGTAAGCTTGGTGCAACTCCAAAGGCTCAAAAGTCTACTGCTCAGATACGCAGATTAACTGTAGACGGCAAATCAATTACTGATGCTCCTTTTGTTCCTGATATTCGTAAAGGTAAATTTAAAAACATTGAGATTGGCATGAAGGATATGCCAGCAGGTTATAATGAGGGCGGCAAGGTAATTGGTAAGAAGAAAGTTATTATTGGCTCTAATTCAAATTTAACAGATGAAGAGCTTGATCGTTACATACAGCAATTAAGAGAACCTCTTGTAGTCAAGCCTGTAAAGAAAAACAGGGGCGGTGTTGTAAGAGGATTCAGCCCCATAGCCCGTCCACAACGATTTAAAGGAGTATTCTAATGAAAGGCGGAACCCTTACAGATGCTTTTATTGAGCAATTGATGAGAGAGACCGGAAAATCAATATCTGATGCAGATAGAAACAAAATACAAAGAATAGTTGGCATGAGTGATGGATCACCATCTATGAGAATCAGAGATCAACTTGTTCGCAGTCTACAAGAAACTGGCAAATCTATTTCTGATTCAGACATGAGAAGAATTGGAGCCATGTCAGGATTTTTGCGCCGTCAAAAACCAAAAAGAATGGACGAAGGCGGCAAGGTCAAGAAGCCTAAAACGCTTCCAAAGCCAAAGCCAAAGATTGGTGATCGTAACGAAATGGGTCCGATTTATACAGACACTAAAACTGGTAAAAAAGTTAAGCGTCTCAACAAAGGCGGTGGTCTTAACGCTGCAATTGATAGAGTTAAAAAGGCACAAGGCATGGAAGATGGTGGCGAAGTGCCTAAGAAGTTCAAGGGCTTTTCCAAACTTCCTGAAGACGTGCAACAGCAGATGAACCCTACTCTTGCTGCTAAGTACGAAGATGGCGGCGCAGTTCGTGGTATGGGCAGGGCTTATATGGGTGCGCCTAGAAAAGCTAAGATAAGGTGATGTTATTTAACTTTGGTGTTATAGTGCGAGAGAGGCTGGCTTATGGCTTTGCGGTCATGCTTGATGCCCTTCTCGTGACTGCGCCGAAGTCAGCCTCACCTAAAGAGAGATTAGATGGCAGATGATCAGGGAATTATGGGTGCTTTTGCAGCCCCTCCAGCAAGCACTGAAATGTTTAAGCGACTTGCTGACAAGACTGATATGTTTGGCCCTACTCCTCTTGGTGCCGTTAATCGCGCTATTGTTGGTACTCCGATTGATGTTTTAGATTATGCTGGTCGTGTAGGCGAAACCGCTTTGCGTGGTGCCGCCACTGGTGCTGGCAAGTTAGCAGAAACCCTCGGCATGGGTGAGGACATGGCTAATAGATTGAAAAGAGATATTTATGGTCTTGGTATTGCTGCATCTACTCTTGCTCCGATGGCTGGGCCTCGTCCACGAGGCAAGTCAAATAAGGCGCTTGTCCTTGAGGCGCAAAAAGACAATATGAAATCACCAGTGGCTAAACAGAAGCTGGAAGAGGACATAGAGTTTGAAGCCATTGAAGATGCTTTGAAAGATGCGTATCTTGAACTTGATGATACTTTGATGATTCAGTCTAGGGAGCTTGGCATTAATCCTGCGGATGAGTTTAACGATATCTTACAGAACGAATTTGCCATAGCTAGAGACTCTGGAAAGTCTCGTGGCGAAGCTATGGTTGATGCTATGCAGAATACAGAAAAAGCTATGTCTGATATAAATATGATGGATGTTTTTATTGACCGTCCCATTAAAGACAAGATTTTTAAGCGTCTTGATGAAGACTATCAGTTTGGTGTGAGTAAGGCTGTTAAACGTCGTGAAAAAGCGGCTGCTAATCAGGCATCTTTGCGTTCTCAGGCAAATCAAGCTAGAATGGCAAATCAACCGCGTGTTAGCGCTGAAGATGCTGTTAGACAGCAACAGGAGTTAATTAATTTTGGCATACCAGAGTCTGTGCCAGATAAACCAACGCTCGTGGTTATTGAAGGCGGAAAGGACTAGATATGGCTGTTGAAAAAGGAATAGGGGCTGGCAATCCAGAGATGACCGCTCAAGAACAGGCTGAGATTGATATTATAGAATTTCCTGCCCAGCCCGGTGTCATGGAAATGGATGATGGTTCCGCCATTGTTGGTGAAATCGTTGAAGAGCAAATTGTTCAAGATATTCCTTTTGATGCAAATTTAGCTGAATTTGTAGATGATAGTGATTTAGGTGTTATTGCATCTGATCTATCTGGAGACATTGAAGATGATTTATCCTCTCGTCAGGATTGGGAGGACACATACAAGCGTGGCGTTGAGCTTTTAGGGATGACCTATGAGGATCGTAGTCAACCGTTTGAAGGTGCTACTGGTGTTGTTCATCCGCTTCTTGCCGAGTCAGTGACGCAGTTTCAGGCACAAGCTTACCGTGAAATGTTACCATCTGGTGGCCCTGTTCGCACGCAGACTATGGGCGCAGAGACACCCCAGCTTGTTGCTCAAGCTCAACGTGTTAAAGATTACATGAATTATATGATTACCTACGAGATGGAAGAGTATGATCCTGAAACAGATCAGATGCTATTCTATCTACCGATTGTAGGTTCAACATTTAAGAAGGTTTATTTTGACCCACTGTTACAAAGAGCAGTTAGCAAATTTGTACATGCTGAGGATGTTGTTGTTCCTTATGGCGCAACTGATTTGCTTACTACGCCGCGTATTACGCATATTATTCGCATGGATAAGAACGAAATTCTGAAGTTACAACTTGCAGGATTTTACAAAGCTATTGATTTACCGGGTGGATCTCCCAATACAGAGGATTACAGTGGCGTAAAAGAAGCTTTAAATGAAGCTCAAGGCGTACAATTGTCCGGCTCTGGCTCTGAAGAGCTTGTGCTTCATGAAGTTCATACGTCTCTGGATTTAGCTGGCTTTGAAGATATGGATATGGAGGGTGAGACTACTGGTTTGAAAATGCCATATGTAGTTACCATTCTAGAGGCCACCAACGAGATATTGTCCATTCGCAGGAATTACAGCGAAATGGATCCGCTAATGCGTAGACAGCAGTATTTTGTGCATTACAAGTTTTTGCCCGGTCTAGGTTTCTATGGTTTTGGCCTTACACACATGATTGGCGGTTTATCTCAGGCATCTACAAGTATTTTACGTCAATTGATTGATGCTGGCACGTTATCTAACCTACCTGCTGGCTTTAAAGCCCGTGGCGCTCGTATTCGTGATGAAGATGAGCCGCTTCGCCCCGGTGAGTTCCGCGATATAGACTCCGCTGGCATGGATATTCGTCAATCTATCATGACATTGCCGTTTAAAGAGCCTTCACAGACGCTATACAGCCTCTTAGGAGGGCTTGTAGAGGCTGGTAGGCGGTTTGCGTCTATGGCAGACATGAAAATAGGTGAAATGGGCGGAGAAACGCCTGTAGGGACTACAATGGCGATTATGGAGCGTGGCACAAAGGTCATGTCAGCCATTCATAAGCGTCTTCACTACTCTCAAAAACAAGAATTTAAGATTTTAGCCAATATTTTTGCCAGAAACATGGCTCCTGTGTATCCATATTCTGTTCCAGGTGCGCCTCCAGAGATAAAACAGACTGATTTTGATGACAGAATTGATGTTTTGCCTGTTTCTGACCCAAATATCTTCTCTATGTCGCAGCGTATCGCCTTGGCACAGACAGAATTGCAGTTAGTCCAGTCTAATCCAGAAATACATGGTGCAGAGCAGGGGTTATATCAGGCATATAGAAAGATGTACGAAGCTCTTGGCGTTACTAATATTGACGCTATTTTGCCCATTCCTCAACAGCCACAGCCAGCCAATCCAGCCAAGGAAAATCAAGAAGCTATGCGTGGTCAGCGTCTACAAGCGTTCCCTGACCAGAACCACGAGGCTCATATTGAGGCTCATCTTGCCATTTTATCAACACCAGTGGCGCAAGCGAACGCAACGATTGTTATGACCTTGCAGGGTCATATTCAGGAACACATTGGTATGATGGCAGAAATTCAGGCACAGCAAGAGATCATGTCTCAGCTTGATCCAGAGGCTGGATTGGTGTTGCAGGAAAATCCACAAATGGCTCAACAGCTACAAGGGCAAATTGCTAGTAAAGCTGCGGAGCTAATTGGTGAGTTAACTGAGCAGTATGCACAAGCTGTTGCACCTGCCGACTCAGCCCAGACAGATCCACTTGTTCAAATTAGGCAACAGGAACTGTCCTTGAGAGGCGCAGAAATTCAAGAAAAAGCTCGACAATTTGAAGAAAGACAAGAGCTTGAGAAGCAAAAAGAGCGCAATGATGTTTTATTGGCTCAACAAAGACTTGATTTAACCGAGGAGGCTACTGCGGAGAAAACCCGTGTAGCTGAAGAGAGGATCCAGACCCAGCGAGATATTGCTGCGGCAAACTTACAAAGGAAAATGTGATGTCTGCAAGTTCTGTACGTTCAAAATTTATGGAAGTTGAAAAAGAAAAAAAGCGTCAAACTCGTTTGAAAGAAGCTGGTGTTGTTGCTGCTCCTGTTAAGGAAGAAGCTCCAAAACCTGTTAAGCCTGTTCGTGCTAGAAATGAAGATGGCACATTGAAGTCTGATGACAAATCAACTCCTAATGTAAATGAGGCTTGGGTAGGCGGAAAAGCACCCAAGAAAAAAGCTTCATCTAAAAAGAAGAAGTCATGACTGACAAAAAAGATACGCCTCCGTTGAAAGATCTAATGCTAGGTCTTAGCGATGAGCAGATAAAGATAATCAAGGAGGCTATAGAAGCGGGTAAGAAAGGCTTTAAGTATGATACGAAGACTGGTCAACGCGATTTTGGATTTAGTAAAGGCGGTGGTGTCTGCCGTGGGCAAGGTCGTGTCTCGCGTAAAAGAGAGTTTAAAATCTATTAATGGTTAAAAAGCTTTCAGAAAACTCTAGGTTTGCACAGTTTGACCTAGACAATGATGGAACCGTAACGGATGAAGAAATCGCTCACGCAAAGGATATGCTTGAGTTAGAGCTTCGTGAGGAAAAAGCGGACGCACAAAAGCGCATGGCTTGGATTGCTGTGGCTAGTATGGTTGGCTTTGCCTTATTGCCGTTGGTTCCAATGATACCAGAAAGCAGATTGCAGTTTTTAGCAAGTTTAAGTGATATGTTATTTTTAAGTCAGGCATCTATTGTGGGATTTTATTTTGGCGCACAGGCTTATATGGCTAAAAAATGATACACGCATTTCTATTGGTTGTGGTCTTAGGAGGGGAAATCCAGAGCCAAGATATGTACTTCAGGTCCGTTGTTGATTGTAATTTTTTTGCATCACAAGTGACCAAAAGGTACGGAAACTACCAACATTATAATAGCGTTCCCTCAGAGCATAAGGTTACGGCATATTGCAAACCAGTTAAAGTGAGTCCAAATAAAGAGTTATATTAATGGCTTTAAGAGAATACATTCTAGTAATTTCAATGTGGGGTAATGATGGAGCCATTGATCATTATATTGGGCAAATGTCACTTCAACAGCCTATGAGTCGAAAACAATGCCACTGGATGCTTGAAGATGAGCGATGGTCAGCGGCTTACGATAATAAGCATTATAAAATGGCTATGCATTGTTTTCCAAAAGATTGCGCGGGGAAATCAACTTGTGAGTGAAGAAAAGAAAAAACCAGTTTCTGTATCCGTGGGCGAAAATAGTTTTGAGCTTGTATTGCGGATATTAGGTAATGAATTTGTAGCAATTAAAATTGGATCTACCAACTTTAGCGGTAAGCTGATTGCTGGTGGCATCTTGTTATTGTTTTTTACTTTTATGCTCATGGAGGTTTTTGGCTTGTCTCGTATAATGGGTGTTGAGTGATGTTTTACCTTTTACCACCTCTATGGCTTTTTTCGTTCTTTTGCGGATATTTATTTGGATAGATGATGGCAACCAAATTAAG